TGTTCAAGCAGCTCGGCCGCATCGTCCGCAACATCTTCGACGGCCTGAAGAACATCATCGGCGGCGTCACGCAAGAAGCGGGCAGCCTGTTCTTCATCCTGGAAAGGCTGTCGGAGGCTTTCGAGCGGCTGACCGCCTCGAAGGAATTCCAATCCATCCTCCGCGAGCTGGTCCAGACAGCGGATGAGCTGGTGAAAACTGTCCTTCCGCTACTGAAGGAGGCGTTTGCCCAGCTCGCCCCCGTGATTGAGGAAATCGGGCCGCCGCTGCGGGACTTCATTCGGGAAGTCGGCCCGGAATTGAAGCCGCTCCTTCAGGAGCTCGGCCCGATCCTGAAAGACCTCGCGATCATCTTCAAGGAACAGCTTCCGTTCGCGATCGAGTTCACGAAGGCAGCGATCCAGACGCTGACGTTCGTACTCGGCATCGTGCACTGGCTGCTGCAAAACATCGTCATCCCGGCCGTGAAGGCAGTCGCTCGCGTCCTGAACAGCGACTTCGTCAAGGCCCTCGCCTCCGCCTCCCGTGAGGCGTCGGCCAAGATCGGAGCGATTGCCCAGAAGTTCGAGCAATTCCGCTCAGCGCTGGCCAGCGTCCTACGCACGTCGGCCGGAAGACTCTGGGACTTCATCGGATCCATCGGCAGATTCGCCCAGGGAATCGCCAGCTCAATGGGCGAAGTCATCAACATTTTCTGGGAAATCCCCGGAGCCATTCGCGCCGCCGTCGGCGATCTCGGCAGCCTGCTGTACAACTCCGGCCGGTCGCTGATCGGCGGATTCATCTCCGGCATCATGTCCCGCATCGGCGAAATCGCGGCCGCCGCATCCGCTGCCGTCAACACCGCCCGCCAATACTTCCCCTTCTCCCCCGCCAAGAAGGGACCTTTCTCCGGCCGTGGCTGGACGCTCTACTCCGGCCAGGCCCTCATCCAAGGTCTCAGCGACGGTATCGCCAGCCAGATCCCCCGCCTACAGGCGCAGCTTGCGCAGCTCCCCGGCCTGCCCGACCTGGCCGGCGTGGTGAGCCGGATTCCGCAGGCAGGCACGGTCAACCCCGGTCCCAACAGCGGGACGTCGGGGCCCGCTGGGCACACCTTCAACCTCTACGGGGCCGACGCGTCGCCGGACGGCATCCTCCGCGCCATGTCCTGGAACGCACTCGTGGGAGGCACCAGTGGCTAACGGCAAGCTGGGCCGGATCCAGTGGGACGGCCTCCTCTTCGGGCCCGGATCCCCGTACCACGTCACCACGATCGTCGGTCTCGACGACATGCCCGACGTGCGCGCCGAGGACGTCGAACGGCCCGGCCAGCATGGCGACTACACCGGCCCCGACTTCACGGGCGCCAGGACGATTCAGCTCGGCCTGTCGCTGATCGGCGACAGCCCGGACCATCTGCGGGAGCTGGTCCTCGCTCTGCGCGCCGCAACCCAGCCGCAGGCCAGCCCGGCACCGCTTGCTTTCCTCGACCAGGACACCCTGATCTACGGCAAGATTCGCCGCCGGTCGATCCCGTACGACGCCGAATACCTGTGGCGCACCGGCACCGCAGCGCTCGAGGTGTACTGCGCCGACCCGTACCTGTACGGGCTCGACGAGCGCAGCGACTCCACCACCGCCTACGCCCCCGCCGCGGGACGCACCTACCCGATGGTGCACCCCCGCACGTACGGCAGCGCGGGCGAGTCCGGCCGCATCACCGCCCTCAACGCCGGATCCAGCGACGCCTACCCCGTGCTCCGCATCGACGGGCCCGTCGCCAATCCGTCGATCGAGCAGGTGACGACCGGCCAGTCCCTCGTCATCGACGCCACCCTCCAACTCGGCGAGTACCTCCTCATCGACACCCGCACCCGCGCCGTCCTCTACCAGGGCACCAGCCCCCGCCGCTCATGGGTCCGCGCCGGATCCACATGGCCACTGCTGCTGCCCGGCGAAAACGAGATCGCCTACCGCGGCGGCCCCGTCTCGGGCGGCGCCGGCACCCCGTCCCTTCTGACCGTCACCTGGCGCGACACGAGCCTGTGAGAAAGGAGCCACTCCGATGGCTGTCATCAACCCCCCGCCGTGGATGCAGGCTGGTTCGTACTCGGCCGCACACGACCGGCTCGTCGTTACCAGCCTGCTCGCCTACCCCGGTTTCCTCGTGGACGAGGCGACCCCGATGCGGATCCGGCAGGGCGTCCGCCCCTCCTACCAAAACCAGCAGCTGAAGGTGAGGGCGGCCGCCACCCCGAACATGACCGTCCTCGTGTCCGCCGGCATGTGCTTTATCGACAATCATGACTCGGGCGGCCGCGGTACGTACGTGTGTGTCAACGACGCCGACGTCGTCCTCACGATCGCCCCGGCGGGCGGGGCCGGCCAGTTCCGCAAGGACTGTGTCGTCGCGTCCGTCTACGACGCCGAGACCGCAGGCAGCGTCTCCGAGTGGCGGCTCGAAGTGATCCAGGGCGCCTACGCGGCATCGGCTGGTGCGGCTGTGCGTCCGTCGCTGCCGCCGAACGCGCAGATCTTGGCGGACATCGCGATCGGCCCGTCGCAGACCAGCGTGGCCGCAGCGAACATCACCGATGTGAGGCAGTACAGCGTCGGCCTCGGCGGCATCCTGCCCGTCACGTCCTCGAGCGCACCGCCCCGGCCGCACCCCGGCCAGGTGCTGTATTTGATGGACACGGACGAGGTCCGCATCGGCAAGCTGGACGGCACCTCGCGGGATATCACCGCGGACCCGCCGATGATGCTCGTCACCGGGGCGCCGAACCTCACCGCCCACGCCTCCACCTACTTCGTCCTGCCGTTCAACGCGAAGGTCACCTCGTCGGGCGGCACGTCGTGGTCGTCGTCGACGAACCCCAGCCGGATCACCGTCCCGAAGGCGGGCACGTACGCGGTCAACGGTCGGATCGTGTGGCCGGGAACGCTGACCGCCGAAGGCCGGGCGGAGGTGCGCGTCAACGGCGTGACGGGCCTGTCCCGGTTCAACACGATGCGCGGCTCGACCGGCAACATGGCCTCCGTCGTCGCGGGCTATGAGGTGCTCCAGGCGGGCGACTACGTCGAGATCGCGGCGAACCAGAACTCCGGCGCAACGACGGCGCTGCTTACCCAGTTCGGTCTGCACCGGGTGTCGGGGGCGACGTCGTGACGACCGCGCTGGAGTCGCTTTTTGCGCAGCCGCAGGGCCTCGGGCAAAACTCGGTCCGGCACACGTACACGTACCTGTTCTGCGACCTGATGACGGACACCCTCCTCGCCGAACTGCCTCTGGCCAACGTGCAGTACGGCACCGTCCTCAACGGCATCGGGGTCATGACGGCGCACGTTCCGTATGCCGCCGAGACGCTGCCGCTGGACCCGGAAGCGGCGACCGTCCCGGGCAAGACCGCGGTCTACGTCGACCGGGACGGCGTCATCGTCTGGGCGGGAATCCTGTGGACCCGCAAACCGGCAGGCTCCGGACGGGACATCGCGTGCGCCGAGTTCCCCTCCTACTACCAACACCGCCACATCAAGACCACTCTCAGTACCGAAGCGTCGCAGGTGACCAACCAAAACTTCGTCCCCGACGGACAGCGGATCTGGCACGACACGAAGTTTCAGGTGTGGTCGCTCCTCACGTATGCGCACGTCCAGCCGTACGGCAACATCGGCATCTCCGTCGACCCGCTGACCGGCACAGGGTCCGGCATCAACCGGACGGCTACCTACTACGGCTACGAGCGGCCCGAGATTTACAAGGCCGTCCACGACCTGTCGCAGGCCGAGGACGGATTCGACTTCGCGGTCGAGGTCGGATGGACCCCGGCCGCCAACAACCAGCCGCCGAGGAGGTACCGGCGGTGGCGACTGTGGTTCCCCCGCCGCGGCCGCCCCGTCGCTGAGTCCGGGCTCGTGTTCGCCCACGGCGGCCCGGCCTCCTCGATCGTGGACTACGACTGGCCGGAAGCCGGTACCGAATTGGCGACCGAAACGTCCGGCATCGGCGACGGCGACGGTGAATCCACCCTCGTCCGTACAGCGCAGGCCACCGACATGCTCGCCTCCGGCTGGCCGCTGCTGGAGGCCGTGACCAAGTACGACGGCGTCACGAGCGCAACCTCGTTGCAGGCGCTGACAAACGCCGATCTCAACGCCCGCAGCCAGGCCCAGACCCAGCCGACGTTCACCGTGGAGGCCGACGCCGACCCGC